CAAGTTTGGCTTCAAACGACTAATTGATGCAGTTGAGATTCTAGGACATAATGCTGGAGCTACGACCAGTTATGTCTTTATGTATGATCCTACTAACTATAAGCTACAGATATATGAAGAGGAAGCTGCTGCGGCTGGTGGTCCTCTGCTTGAGTGTGATGGTGCTGAAGTTCCCGGTCCTAGGACTTTCAACTTCGTAGCTCGCGGGTGGTAACGTGTTGAACCTTGAAAAAGTCCATGACTTTGCTCGAGTGGTTGATCCAGTCACTGGAGCCTCTCAGCGCAGACTGGTCAAGACCACTCCCTATAAGCGTTTCGTCATGCAGGGCGAGCCAGTAACTTATCTTCAAGCTGGCAAATTCTACTATGAGGATGGCACAGAGCTGGAGGAAGTTCCTGAGTGGGTTATGGCTCAAGTCAAGGCAACTGATCCAGACTATCGACGAGACTCCCTCGAGTATTTCTTCCCTGACGAAGATAAGCCCGAAGATGAGCCTGTTAAGGCTAAAAAGAGAGTTCGCCGCTAATGGCTGTTAGGTCTGGAGTATCGAGTTGGATCGCCAAAGGCACTCGGCGAACAACTTGGACTGGCCTTTTGAATACTGATACAGGCTCTGTAGAAGTTAGTCCTCAACTTAGAGATAAATCCATCCAAGTCCTTGGAACCTTCGGCGCAAGCGGCAATTGCCGTATAGAGGGTTCCAATGATGCAGGGACTACATGGGCAACCCTGAATGATCCTCAAGGTAACGTGTTGGATTTTGGAGCTGCAAAGATTGAGCAGCTTCTAGAGTCTCCCAACATGATTAGACCTAACATCACAGCGGGGGACGGAACAACTAACCTCACGGTCGTTCTCATTTCGTCAGGAAATAGATAATGGATAAGGAAGATAAGGTCAATGTAGCAGCAGCCTCTCAGGCTATCGGGAAGCTGCTTGTAATTACAAAGGGCCTACAAGGACTCTCTGATCTTGTTCGTCTCGCTGAGAATGGCGAGCAAGTTGTTAAAGAGTTACAGGATAAAGCGGACAGAGTTCGCGGTGAGATTGAAGATCTAGCCAAGCAACGCAAGGCTGCTCAGGATAATATCGCAAAGGCTGAGTCGCAGGCAGCTGTAATCCTTGCCGAAGGTAATACAAATGCCTCTTCGGCTGTCTCGCTGGCTAACGCTGAGGCGGAAGGAATCATAGCTCGCGCCAAGGAGAAATTGGACGAGGCTACTAAGAAAGCATCTGTAGCAGAGAACGCGATGCAGGTCGCTTCGATTAGGAAAGCTGATCTAGAAGCTGAGATCAAGGTGCTTGAGGAAAAGGCTGCTTCGGCACGCGAAGCTGTAAAGACTATCCTCGGTGCCTGAATAAGAATTTAGTGGGGCCAACCTAAGGAGCTGGATGGTCCCCATCTGGCTCTTTTTTCTTAGGGGATTAGGTGGCCTACATTTTCACTTATATCAATCCTCATAAGCAGTTTGGATTATTGAGCGTAGAGTTGTTGCTAGAGGATGATGCCTCTATCATGCCGTCTCGTCGTCAGTGGATGACATTCAAGGACGAGGATGATAAGGTGATGGCTAGTGCTGCTGATATTATAGCAGCTGAGGCTGTCAAACAGGCTGAGGATAAAATCATCTATGATAGCGACAGGGAGCAAGCTGCGCTGGCTGTTAGCTCAGTGCTAAAACAAGCACTTGCTAATGATGATATTACACAAGAGCAGATTAGTATTTCTGGGATCGCGTCGTGGCTTTAAAAGCCTCCATCGCTACGGGAAATTTTACAGCTGCTGGCACTTGGGGAGTCGTCGATGCGACGCTGTTTCTGAACAGCGAGCTTAACACCACCGCGCTGACGACGGCCTACGTAGCCTCGGCGGGGTTAACTCCCGGCGCGATCACGATCTCTCACATTGGCGTCAAGCTGTCGGTTCGCACCGGCACGACTGGCACTATGAGCGTGCATCTCGCGATTGCGACGGTCGAAGTCGTTGGGACATTGGTGGTGATCGATACGGCTGACTTGTCGGTCGCCGCCACAGCCGATATCAATGGCGGTTGGGTGTTCTTCAAGCTCGCTGCACCCGTCCTACTGCTCGCGGCGACGGCCTATACCGTAGAGGCGAAGACTTCCAGCGCCGCACAGGTCAGCCTGTTCAGAGATGGCACGGCCAATAACTGGTCGCGATGCGTCGTCACGACTACGACCGGCGCACCAGCGGCGGCGGACGATTTCATCATCGGCCGGGAATACACCGGGCAGGGAACTGGCAACAGCTTCATTGTGACCTACGACGAAACCGCAGCCACCGACTATGGCTCTACGCCGACAGCGGCAAACTCGCTCATCGGTCCCGGCTTTGCCATCGTCGCCGGCGGCACCCTTCTGATCGGGACGGCGGCGACTACCGCCTACCGGCTGAGGCTGTCTAACTCAATCGTCATCTATTCCGGTGGCCTGCTCTCTGAGGCATCTGTTGCGACGCCCATGCCTCGTGACTCGTCGTTCTTCGGGACGCTCGATTGCGGAGCCAACGTCGACTACGGAATCATCGTTCGCAATCTGGGAACATACATCCGGCAGGGTCAGTCGCGCACGGTGTCGAAGTTGATCGACAGGTGCCTGTTCAATACCGACGAAGCGATCAACTCCACGTCGCTCGACGTGGGCACGGACACGGGCTGGCTCGACAACGACGAGATCGCGGTGGCGTCGACTACAACGACTAATTCTCAGTCTGAAGCCGGCTTGATGAACGGCGCGGCAGGCGCTTCAACATTGACCGTGGATGGCTTCGCGGGTGCTGGCGGCGGGCTTGCTTTCGCGCACTCGGGTACGTCTCCGACGCAGGCCGAAGTCATCCTGCTTACGCGCAACGTGCGTTGGGAAGGCGTCTCGGCGACCATTCAGGGCTACGTGGACATCAGGGCCACGGCGACCGTCGATTGGGACTGGGCCGAGCTGAAGTGGATGGGTTCGGCCACCGCCAACAAGCGCGGAGTCGATGTCGCCACCACCACTGGTTCGGTCAATATCCAGTTCTGCGCGTTGCACGACTTCGTGGTGGCTTCATCGCTTGGCATCAACATGCTAGCTGTCTCAGGCTCCGGGCTGACGTTTTCTAACAATGTCTGCTGGAACATAGCTGGCGAGCATTTCATCAATGTCGGCACTTCAGGCACGATGATCGTCGACTTCAACATCTTCATGAAGAATATTACGGCCAACAGACAGATCGTTCAGTTGGCCGACGTTGGCATCACGTTCACTAACAACGTGATGATAAGTGGCACACAGGACGGCGTTCGGTTAACCGAAGTAGCTGGGTCTGTGCTTGGCACCTATTCCGGGAATAACTGCCACTCTAACCTGACGATTGGTTTTCACATCTCGACGGGCTTGATCGGAACTGTGTCATCTCTCAAGTCTTGGCGCAACGCGGGCTGCGGGCTCCAGCTTGTCGGCGGCGATCTTGATTTCGCCACTTCTAGCGAAATGTTCGGCAACAGTGGAATGAACATCAATCTAGCTTTGGGCGGCGGCATCTACAGATTCGATGGTCTAGTTTCGAGCGGAGACACGACGTTCTCCACAACTGACGGAATTCGGTTCACGGCATCTGGCGGCGCCGTCATGAGCTTCTTCAACTCAACCTTTGGAGTAGTGTCGGGGATCAAGGCGGCTCATACCAGAGACTTTCTTGTGCCAATCGGATGCTTTATAGATTTGCGTCTGAACAAGACTACATTGGCATCTGCCACTGAAATATCAACGCAAGCGAATATGACGCCGAACTCTATTGTTAGTTCGCAAGATCATGATCAGACTCCGGGATTGCACAAGACATACTTCAAGACTGGCACTCTCGTAATAGATACTGTAATCTTTGATACTACGCCCTCACTGAGAATCACACCAACCATCGCTACGGATAAATGCAAAGTTAAGGTGGGATCAGTCAACCTAAACAGCGGGCAAGTAGCAACGCCAACCCTTAAAGTAAGGGAGTCTGTAGCAGGAGATGGCACGGACTACAACGGCAACCGAATTCGTCTTCTCGTTCTACAGAACAACGCTATGGGGATCACAGCCGACACGGTGTTAGCGACCGCGACGATTGCATCAGAAGGCGCGTTCCAGTCTATTAGCGCCGCAGCGGCGGCAGCAGCGGAGGACGGTGTGCTTGAATTCGCAGTCGATTGCGATGGCACAACTGGCTGGATAAATGCGGACACTCTAACTGTAGCGGTGGTATGATGGGTGACTCTGGAACTTTTAGTTACTGGATCAACGGAACGCCAGGTGGTGTAGTTGATGTAGTTGCTAACGGCTCCGGCACGTTCAAGTATTGGTCTCGCGGACTTCCTGCGGGGACTGTCTATCCTCCTGCTCCGCCTCCTCCACCTCCGCCTCCGGGAGTAACTGAATTTCCCTATCCAGTTGTCATGCGCTACAGAAAGAGACGCTAATGGCAAACTATCAATTCAGCTCCGATATTGTCGATGATATTCTGGAGCGAGCAGGTGAGCCTGCTGGATCGGCTAGTGAATACTATAATACTGCCATCCGGTATATGAATCGTGCTTACTTGAGTATCTGCTCAGGTGGGTCGGAACTTAGTCCAGATATTGATGAGACTTGGTGGTGGCTCCGCGCTGCGCGGCCAGTCTCTATTATTCTTGAGCCTAAGCAAACAATTAATGTAACGTTAACTCAGCGTTTCGCTGATGCTATCGCATCTTCTTCGCCTACCCAAGATTATAGTGGATGTTTCCTCAAGATTGACGATCGCGCTGAGGTTTATCGTATTGTCAGTCAGGCTGGTGTAACTCTTAATATGGATTCAGTATTTGTTGGAGATACTGGTGTTTATACAGCTACATTGTATTTCCTCGAGTATAGCTTAACAAATGTCTGGAAATTAATCAGTCCAGCTAAGGGATTCGATGAGGGACAATATGAAATTGAAGGGATTGAACTCAAAGAACTTGAAAAGAAATACCCTCTCGCATTGATCTCCCAGCGAGTTCCTGATTACTTTGCTCTAGTATCAGCTTCTAAAGTTCGATTTAACGCATCGGCTAGACGGCTGACTCGTGTTGAGATGGAATACTTCCAACAGCCGACTGCGTTAACATATTCTGGATCACAAGAACCCCTATTGCCTATTCATCACAGGAAAATTATCGCCGACGCTGCTTTGGCAATGATCTATAAGGACAAAGATGATAGCCGCGCAGAGGATATGGCTGGGTTGGCTGGAGCAGGCTTGGCAGGAATGGCTAAGGAACATAAGCGCGAAGTCCAACGCATAGGCCGCTCCTTTGGTCGAATTTTTACCAGGCCAGAGCTAATGCGTCTCGACGGACAAGTGCTTCTTACTACAGGAGGCAGGTTGCTGCTTGAATAATGTTCAAGGGATATACAGCAGAGATTCCACTTGGGGCTAAAGGTCTAGTCGGGACCAAGAATACCCCAGCGCTTTCAATGGGTCACTTGATCCAAGCGGACAATGTTGCTTACACGCGAGGGACTGTCTCCAAGGAAGGCGGAGCAGTTAAATATAACTCAACAGTAATCAGCGGAGCCCCAACAGTCATCGGGGGCTGGGACTGGTGGCCCATTGCAGCCACTCAGCGCATGGTCGTCGTTCTTGGCGACGGCACTATGAAGAAGGATGACGGCTCAGGGACATTTGCGACAACCCTAGCGAGTGGCCTTACTACATCGGCTAGCTTTCCTTTCTTTATGGAAGGCGGCAAGGAAGTTGCAGCCAATAATAGGAAGCTGTTTATCTATACTGGAGTCAATCAGGTTAAGGTATTGTCAGCTGATGGTGCGACTGTAGCTAGTATTGCTACTCCTCCAGCAGATTGGGCAGCTAGTTTCCCAGCAGCTGGCCTGATACATAAGGACCGCCATTGGGGCTTCGGCAATCCTAATGATCCGCATAGACTATATTATACTATGACAACTAATCATGAGGATTTCACAGGTGCAGGCTCAGGCTCTATCTCAGTATACTCTGGAGAAGGAGAAAAGATCGTCGCAGCAGTTAGCTTCAAAGGTCTAATTATCGTATTCAAGTATCCTTTCGGCACCTATATGGTGGATACTAGAGATCCAACTGTAACTAACTGGCGAGTCGATCGCCTGAATAGGGCAGTCGGCTCTGTAAGTCCCCAATCTGTTGTGCTAATTGACGATGATATTGTGGTGCTTCAGAATAATGGTAATTTTCAGCTTTTGAGTGCTGTCCAAGACTTTGGTAACCTAGGCACTGATAGCCTCAGCGCAGCTGTATACTTTGATACCTTTATGGTCGATAATATCAATATTGGCTCTATGAGTGATTGCCGCGCAATCTTTTATCCAGCTAAACGAGAGGTGCAATTTGCCCTTCCTAAATTTGGCTCATCTCTCAATGACGCAAAAATTACTCTTGATCTTAATATCCCTGATTTGCCTCGCTTTAGGACTTCTACACGTGACACTATACGGAGTCTGTGGCTTAGGAAGGACTCCTCTAATATATTACGACCAGTTGCTGGGGATTCATCTGGCTTTGTGTGGAGGCTAGATCAGGATACTAAGTCGAAGGACGGCAACGCTTATCTAGGCATCATCCAGACACCGCCTATTGATTTCTCAGAAGTTGATCCAAACCTTGCGACTGTTCGCAAGAATGGAGCCTTCCTCGAGATCGTAGGTGAGCAGCTTGGCAACTTCAACCTAATAGTTGATGCTTACTGGGATAATCGCTTTGCTCATTCTATGACTTTCAATATGGGTTCTTCAGGTGCAGTATTAGGTAGTTTCGTTCTAGGAACTGATGCACTTGGTGGAGACGCGGTGGCTTACAGGAGGAGAAAACTTCGTGGTTCTGGAAAACGTCTCAGCCTTGTGATTAAGAATCAAGAAGTGAATGGTGATTTCTCAATTGCCAAAATCTTCGTTAGTTTCATGCCCTCTAATGAAAAGAAGGCCGTCGATGAATGATTCAGAAATCCTTGATGCTATGCAGGCTATCCGTGAACGAGTGCAAGTAGTCAAAGCGGATGGAGAGAAGCTGACTAATAAACTTACCTACGATAAAGATGGAAATTTAGATGCTATCTTCTGTCCCTTGACAGGGGAAATGATAGCTGGAATGGTCCCCTATGGAGAGCCGACGGTAACTAGACAGAATGGTGAGATTCATCGAGAGCAAAAAGTTAAATTCTCCTATATGTCTAATTATGGTCAAGTCAGACTCGATATGAGTGATGGCTCAGGCCATGTTACCCATGTTAGCAAGAGTATCCTTGGCCTTCTGACACCGACTGCTATGGAGAAATTGTATCTGACTGACTTAGTCGAGGCAATGCAAGAACACTCCAAACTTGGTATGAAGTTTCCCTATCATGTCTGGGCTTTTCGTAAGCCTACAGGATATACGGTGGAGAAGTCCTAATGCCTGGTCTTTATACTCATACCACTCGAGCAACCGGCACGATTTTGACGGCAGCAATCTATAATGCTGACCACCAGAACCATATCGACAATCAGACTCTGCAAGGCACAGATGACTATTCGACTAACCAAGCCCAGATGCGAGTGCAGACTGATCCTGGAGATTCTGGCTCAGAGGTTCTAGCAACCAGCCTAGCCGGCGAGATTGAACGGCTTAGGTTTGCGATCGCTGAGGTGAAGGGATCAACCTACTGGTATGACCCTCCTGCTGCGAGTGGAGCAGGTAATATTACTACGACGTTCCTCGTAAGTGGTGATATTACCCCAACGCAGATTACAGCCGATACTGATGATTGGGCACCTACGAGTCTTGCGACAAATACAGTTATTAGATTCTCCACAGATGCTAGCCGCAAAATTAAGGGATTGACAGGCGGCTCTGATGGACGCATCATCATTCTGAGAAATGTCGGCAGCTTCAATGGTGAATTCGTAGATGAATCTGGCACTAGCACAGCAGCCAACCGCTTTGCGTTGAAACGCAATGCTATTGTTGGGCCAGGAGAGACTATGGTCATCCAGTGGGATGCCACACTTTCTCGTTGGACTGAATTAGCTGTTCCCTTCGGCACTCAGAACCCCTCGGATGTAAGAGCTTCGGGCTTTACTGTAGACTTGACTCACAAGAATCGGATGATTGCCTGTAACGGGACGTTTACAGTCGCTCTAACAGCAGTAGCAACACTGGGTGACGGCTTCTGGTTTATTGTCTCCAATGAAGGTGCAGGTGTAGTTACTATTGATCCTAATGCTGCTGAATTAGTTAACGAAGCTACAACATTAGCTGTCTCAGCAGGTCAAAGTATTCTTGTTTGGTCTAAATCAGATAGATGGCGAGCCCTTCTTGGTATGCCATCCGGCGGAGCAGGTGAAGCTAATACTACGTCTAACTCTGGCTCAGGTTCAGGATGGGCATTAGCTAAATCAGGTGTAAACTTACCTTTCAAATCAGTTATTACGACTAAGAGTGGAACGAGACCTGGAAGTGATTATGCAATTGCTGACTTGACTTTCTCAATTACAGTTAATGCAAACGATCTAACTCTTGTAATTACTCCTACTTGGTTCCAAGTCGCTCTACCGGGTGTTGGTATTACTTGAGGATTATGTTATGGCTATTGATATGACTGTAGGTCGGGGGAATTTTCTCAGTGAAGCTGAAGCAATGGCTGTGCGCGCTCTTGAGCCTGAGCTTCAATTTGAAGATATGAAAATCATATACAATAAACAGACAATTAGACAAGATAGTATACGTAGATGTAAAGGTCGATGGGTCTTAAACTCATTCCTAATCCCTGAAATTGATCAGAAGATTAAAGAGCATATGCTTGATCTAGTAGAAAATAAATTTAAAGTCGATCATAGTAATAAATGGATTTTTCAAGTTGCGCGCTACGACGTCGGTGATTTCGTTGAGTGGCACGCTGATGACCAGGAATGGAGACAAGGTCTAGAATTTCGTAAATTCGTTACTATGATTCAACTATCGCATTTTCATGAGTATGAAGGTGGAGACGTTGAGATTGGCAGCGGCTATGGAATCGGATCACGAGATATAGGAGCAGCTTTCTTTTGTAACTCAATGACAAGTCATAGGATCACTCCAGTTACAAAAGGCACAAGATACTCCCTCACAACATGGCTAACTGGGCCACCGTGGAGGTAATAATGCGTCCAAGCAAAGATATATTCTACAAACTGGCATCGAACCCCCAACATTATAAAGTATGCCACGAGCTTTTGCGTTCTGTAGATAATGATGGTGACCTTCAGTTTCCTACCATCATGGCTATGAGAGACGGCCAGTGTATTGGACTAGTTAGCACTTTACCATCCGATAAGATGGTTGCTCTCGGAAGGATCGCTGTGCGCCGAGGTCAAAATGGTGGCATCTTAGGTATGCGTTTGATAGAGGCTTACGAGAACGTGCTAGCTACATTGAAGATGGAGATTTACTACATCCCGGTGGATAAGAGATTCCCTCGCCTCATTAGTCATATGGAAGAAGTTTTTCCAGGGACTAAATTTGGCGACGATGAGACTCATGTTTGGTTTAAGAGGAGCTTGACAAATGGGCGGATCGCCAAAAGCGCCTGAGCCGTCTGCAGAGGAGAAAAGTCTCCAAGCTGCTCAGACTGACCTGCTTAGGCAGCAGCGAGATATTCTTGCTGAGCAGACTAAGCAACAGAATATGCTTTCTCCTTTGCTATATGAGGAGATGGGTATTATTCCGACTAAGAATGATAAAGGAGAGATTACAGGATATACTCTGAAAGATGATCCTGTTAAGGCGATTAATAAAGAAGTTGAGTTAGGTTTTGCTCAGCGAAGTCTGAAAGCTTTGAAGGGCGAACTACCTATTGATCCAACCCTTGAGAGACAATTGACTGAGGGGAAGGATACACTTAATGAGACTCTGCGATCCCAACTTGGTAGTGATTATGCTACTAGCACTCCCGGTATTCAAGCTCTAGCAGAGAACGATAAGAGAGCAATTGAAATTCGAGATGCTGCACGCCGCGGAGACTTGACATTGAACGAGCAGCTTGGATTGGCCCGCCAAGGCGGCAATCAGGCCGCTACGTCGTTTCAGGTCGGCGGAGGGACTGAGTTGAGTGGACTGCCATTGCGCTCAATAGCTGCTGGCAACGGTATTGTGCAGGGCGGCAATCAGCTATTGAATCACTACGCAGGGATTCGTCAGCAACAGCTTCAAGCTAGCGTCGCAGGATCGCAACAGAGGAATCAGATGTTTGGTGGAATTGCTTCTAGTGCTATCGCAGCTGGCGGTATGGCTGCTGTGTTTATCTAATGAGTAATCTAAGCTATAAAGATGATGAGTTTGTTCGTCAGATGAGTATTTGTCTAATGGATTGTGGGATTAACGTATTTCAAATCCATCGGATGAACGAGAATGAAGAACAACACGTTATTCAACTACTAAAACTTTTTAATCCTTTATATGATAGTATAGTAGTTGATGCTGGATGTGGGGTAGGTGGCGTAAGTGCGCTTATGTCTAAGTATAGACCAGACCTTAACTTTATTCTATTGAATAATAGCCGTATACAGCTAGACCTCTGCCCTGATAGGTTTCATAAGATTAATGCCTCATTTGATGATATACCATTAAATAGCGCATCAGTAGATGCAGTGATGTTTAATTATTCACTAGGTCATGGTTTGCTAGACGTAGTTATACCAGAAGCATCGCGCATACTACGCAAAAATGGAATCCTCTTTATATATGATATTGCGTCTCTTGGGAATACAGGACCGCAAGTAGTATTAGAATATAATGCATACCATCCAGAGAATGTAATATTAGCGGCGGAAGAAGCTAATCTCCAAAAGGATATGGTCTTTGTTCCTAAAAATACAAGCGTCGATCACTTTATTCAGATTCTTGGAAAAAATCAGTATAATGATCTCTTCCAAGAAATATTTCCCATAGTCTATCGGTTTATTAAACAATGAAGCGGGCTCTACATTTCAGTGGAGGCAAGGACTCACTTGCTTGTCTCTATCTATTGAAGGACGAATGGCCTTCTTTGAACGTCTACTGGGTAAATACAGGCGCAGTCTATGATGAAGTTAAGGAGTATATGGCAAGCTGGAAACGGGTGTTGCCTAATTTCTTTGAAGTCCAAGGCTCTCAACCAGATGATATTAAAGAGTTTGGTTTCCCTACTGATATTCTACCTATAAGGAATACAGTTATTGGGCATGGACTGGAGCCAGGAGATAGAGTGCTTCTTCAGTCATTTACTGATTGTTGCTATAAGAATATGTGGCTACCTATGCTACAGACTATGAAGGATCACGGAGTCCAGGAGATCATTCGAGGGACTAGGAAAGAAGATACTAGAAAGTCCCCTGTAATGGATGGTGATATAGTTAATGGAATCAAATATAGCTTTCCAATCTTCAACTGGACATTAGATCAAGTCTGGGAATTCCTCCTACGAGAAGAGGCTATCGTTCCTACTTATTATATGAGTGAGATGTCGTCAAGGGATTGCTGGGATTGCACAGCTTACTTAGATCATAACAAGCAGCGGATTGCTAATCTCCCTGATGATAGACGTAGAGTTGTTCTAGACCGAATTAGAATGATTAAAGAAGCTATAGCTGAGGCTAATCAAGTCAGCGGACTGGAGAACGTCGATGGCTGATAATCCCTGGGATATGAGTGGTGCTCTAACGCGGGGTGCTAGCGTTGGATTAGGTATGCGTAATGCTGATCTTCATGCTAAACAGCTTGAATTAGCTGAACGAAAGGATAAGGTTGATTCCCTTGCAAATCTCCTTTCTATCCATGAGAATGATCCCGTTATGGGGGATGCGCTTGCTAAGAGAACATTCGACTACGCTTTTGGATTTGATCCTAAGTCTGAGCAAAGTCAACTATTCAAAGATGTATGGTCTAAGACCCAAGAGGATAAGCGTTCGGGTCTAGTCAATACTATGGTGAAGCTCGCTCAGGATAATAATATAGATTTTAGCACCTTCAAGGATATGCCTACTAATAAGCTGATTGGCATGTTCAGCGAGGTATTGAAACATGGACAGCAGAAGCAAGAACAAGAAACAGTTAAGAAAATCTTTAGTTCTTTGGGTGATAGTGGACAGGGAGTAACGCCTGCTCCGGGGGCTACCGGCACCCCCGGACCCGGCACCCCCGCGCCGGCCGCGCCCGGCCCGCC